ATGAAAAGCTATGGAGAAATCCAAAAAAACTTAAGAACGCTGATAAGATTTTTGAGACGATGGTGAAAACACGAGATGAAACCTACAGACAACTTAAAGGACATTAATTTTTGGAATGAATCCGAGGAGTATAAACTAGAGTATTTGAAGAGACATTATAAAATCTTTTTGAATACTTTAGTTACTGCTCTAAAAGATAAACAAAAAACAACAAATAAAGTTCTTCATGCTTATCATAAACAACGATTTGGTCCATTTTCATTAAAAGATAATGATTTGGACAGATTAGTTGAGTTTATGAAGAACGTGGATGAGCTTTGGAATAAAGAATTAGGATTAACATTTATGCCATGAGAAAAATATTAGGTAATTTTGTTGCTTTATTAGCTGTAATAGTTGTATATTTTTATATATCTGACTATGCTGCTGAAACTATTTCAAAACCAAACTATGGAGTAGCTTTGGTTCTTATCGTATGGGCGGTTATTACAATATTAGCTGTCGTTATTATGTGGGAATTCTCTCAAAATTTATGGAATGCAATTAAAGAAAAATTTAAACTATGATAACAACTATTTTATTATTAGCAATTATTATCGTTACGTTCATTGTGGTTCGTAGCAACTGGGAAAACTATTTTGTTGACCATGAACTCTCATTAGGTCGATTATCAAAACCTATTGGTATTATGGTACTGTTCATTATAGGTGCTGTTGCCCAACCATATTCAATGTCACGTATTGACTCTGGACATGTAGGTATTAAAGCAGCTCTTATCGGTAAAGACAGAGGTGTAGGTAAATACGAATATGTTACAGGTTATGTATTGGTAAATTCATGGATTGAACAGTTGTTTGAGTTTCCTATTTATCAGCAACACATTGAGTATCCTGAACAGGTGGTTATTACTAAAGGTGGTTTTCAAACTACTATTAAACCATCATTCAATTACAATCTGGTAGCGGGAAATATTGGTGATATGTTCGTTAACCTTAGGGTTCCTTTAAAAACAGTGGAACAACAATGGTTACTTACTGCAATTATTGGTTCAGTAAATGATGTAGCAAACTTATGGACGGTTGATGATATTTTCAACCATAGGGAGAAGTTTGAATCTGCTATTATCATGGAAGCCAAAAAGAGAACAGGTAAATGGTTTAATCTTTCCCAGCTTAGAACAAATATTAATCCGCCTGATGCTCTTAAGGCCAGTATTTTAGCTAAAACCAGAGCTATTCAAGAGGTACAAGTGGCAGAAATGGCACAAAAGGTAGCTGTAGCAGAGGCTTTAACAAATGTAGCTAAGGCTACAGGTTTAGCTAATGCTAAAATTGCTGAAGCAAGAGGTGATTCTGCATCCATTATTATTAATGCAAAAGCAGAGGCTCAAGCGATGTCATTAAAACAGCAACAAGCTACACCTACATATGTTGAGTTTATCAAGTGGTCACGTTGGGATGGAAAATTACCAACAACAACTCTTGGTAGTGGAGCAAATATACTATGGCAAAAATGATTTTATTGATAGGGATAGTTTTACTATCCCTATCATCTTGTAATTGTGACAAATCAACTAAATATATTGTACCTAAATTTAAACCAGGTAATATAGTTCATAGGAAACTTGCCACCGAACAAAAATGGATTGTCATAGAGTTGCAAGATTGTATGAATTGGCAGGGAAAAACACCTACATATAATTTAAAAGGACAGTATGGGAATACTGATATCATATCAGAGGCTGAATTAGAATTAGAAGAAGAAAAATGAAAAAAATACTATTAATCGCACTTATTTGCTTTTCCTACACGGTAAAAGCTAACGAATCTGTTGATGCTGTAGGCAAAGCAGTAGAAAAAGGAACTGAAACTGTTTATGCAGACGGTAAAGAAGTAACTAAAACACTCTATGCCGATGGAAAAGAGGTTGTGAAGACAGTTTATAATGATGGAAAAGAACTCATCAAATCTGAAACTGTTAGTAACGCTGTATCTTCTATTGCTAAAGGTTTAAAAGTAGCTGTTGCTGAAGTATGGCGTGTACTTACAATGCAACAAGTTGTTAAATCAGTTACAAATCTTTGTATTTATATTGTATTACTTGTGTTAATTATTATAGGCGTTAACTATGCTAAATCAACTTATAGGGCACATTTGATTTTAAACGGATATAATCCAGCTGAACCAAGTACTGCACGTAGAATTGATTTAGATGATTCAGCTAAAGGTGTTGCTAGTGTTATAATATCAATAATTACTATTGCTTGTGTCATTGCACTATTTGTATTTGGTATAAGCTCAATGACTGAAACGGTTACAGGTTTTGTTAATCCTCAATATGGAGCAATCCAAGAGGTATTACAAGCTGTTAATCCAAGATAAATTCATAGGGGGTATTGCTAATTAAGGTAATATCCCCTATATTTGTATAATAAATGGGGCCGACTGGATTTGACTAGTAGTTCTGAGTAGATAAAACAAGCAGTGTCATGAGTTTCAAACACTATAATACTGAATTCAAAAAATAAACGGTAAATCTAACGATAACACTGTTGTAATGACTGCTGCTAAAGGTGGCCTGAATTACGGAGTACGTGCTGCTGCCTAAGGGTAGACTTGTCAACAGAAGACAGCACAACGATTGATGTTTCTTAGTGTCATAAACTAAGTGGTGGAGTTGGGGGTTTCCCTCGTGATTTGGAACAATCATTAAATGTTATCCTAAGCTTGTAAATAATTTTATTTAATCAAACTAGGTAGGACTTGGGTTCGATGCCCAACGGTTCCACGTATCTTATTGTTAATCAATAAGTTAAAGTAAAGACAACAAGTGTATTTGTTGTTCATGTTAAACATAGATTTGGATGTAATGTCTGTTAGGAGAGTGATACACCACTCTCTTTTTTTATTAAACAATTAATAGTAATTGCATATTGAGAGATAGGGAGTAGAGAAATCTACTCCCTTTTTATTTGCTTTTTCGAAATTATTAACCTATATTTGCAAAGAAAATGTCAAAACTAAACCCTAAAAAAAGAGTACCTGCTACAAGATTAGCTGGTGGTAGTGGTGCTGTGGCTGCAAAACAGTCAGCAGAAAATCAATTACGTCGTGCTGTATTAGCATGTTTACTATGGGAAGACTTAGCTTATGAATCAGGTGATTCTGATAATATAAGCACTCTTATTCCTCAGGTAGACCCTAAAACAGTAGCAGAAATTGCTGTTGAAGCACGGAGAGACCAAAAATTAAGGCATGTGCCTTTGTTTATTGCCTCTGAAATGCTGAAATCAGATAAACATAGGAGCCTGGTTGGTGAATTATTACCAAAAATAATCACAAGACCTGACCAAATTACTGATTTCTTAGCCATTTATTGGAAAAAAGGTAAATGTCCTATTGCAAAACAAGCTAAAATTGGTTTAGCTAAATGTTTCAACAAGTTTGATGAATACTCATTCGCTAAATATGATAGAGATGGTTCAATTAAGCTTCGTGATGTAATGTTCTTAGTAAAACCTAAGCCTGAACAAGGTAAAGAGGAATTATTTAAGAAAATTGCTGAGAGAACATTATCTACTCCTGATACTTGGGAAGTTGCATTGTCAACAGGCAAAGACAAAAAAGAAACTTGGACTCGTCTTATTAATGAAGGTAAACTAGGTGCATTAGCATTTTTAAGAAACCTTCGTAATATGAAAGAGGCTGGTGTAGACCATAATGTAATAAGAAAAGGTTTTAATATCAGTTCACAGATGTTATTACCTCTTAATTTCTTATCTGCTGCACAATATGCACCCGAATTCAAATCAGATATTTCTGACATGATGGTAAATACTTATAAAAACTTGCCAAAGCTACAAGGAAACACTATCTTTGTAGTAGATGTGTCAGGTTCAATGGGTGCATCTATCAGTGGTAAATCAGCTTTCAATCGTCAGGCGGTAGCAAATGCTATGGCAATGTTAGCATTCCTTCAGTGTGAAAATATTGAAGTATATGCGACAGCAGGAAGCGATGGACAAGGAAAACATCAAACACAACGTATAGATTATCCTGCAAAAGGATTTGATATGCTTGAACAAATTGAGAAACTGAAAAGAACTCTTGGTGGCGGTGGAATTTTTACAAGACAATGTCTTGAATATATCGAACCAAAAACAAGTTTTCAATCTGTTGATAGAATTATAGTTTTTTCTGATTCTCAAGATTGTGACAGAATAAATAAAATACCAAATCCTTTTGGTGCGAACAACTACATAGTAGATGTAAGTGCTAATAAACATGGTATAAATTATAAAGGAAAATGGACAGCTGAAATATCTGGCTGGTCAGAAAACTTTATAACATATATTAATGTTTGTGAAGGATTAACAAATTCCTTTCAGGAGGAATAAAATATAATGGGTAGTGTCTAATGGAGTTACTTCACTTTTAATGAAACCAAACACTCTATTAATCGTTCTCCCATTTAAAATTTAAGTAGTGGTGACAAAACAGTTACTTCTTAGGAACTAAGGGTCCTGGGTTCAAATCCCAGCTGGGGGCATTGCGCCCTCGGTAGCTCAGTGGTAGAGCATTAGTATAAATACTGTTTTACTCTTTCCCTACTTATCACCTTGACGGTGGTGCTTACATGGTTACTTCTTTATGCGAAAAAAACACCTTGTAAATTTTTCCCCGTTATTTTTATTTCAACAGGTAGTCATTAATTTGGCTGCCTGTTTTTTATTTTAATAAACTATGAAAATTGATAAAATAGAACAAGAAGGTCCAATCTTTATCT